CTTACCCTCTGCTCGACATAACTCGCTTCAGGGGACTCCTCTGATAAATCAGAGTGCGTTATTGGTTTGTAGGGCTGTCCACTCTTCTTCGGGTACGTCAAAGAATGGCAGTTCCACAAGTATGCGGGGGTCGAAGGACAAAACCAACAGGTTGTTGATTTTGACAGAGTCGTTAGCACGACGATCTCTGAACCTTCGAGGCATAGGGAAGAAAGGCAGATACTGTGGCAAAAATTGACCCACAGTGATAAAACTACCTTGGAAACACAAACGACCTTTCACTTGGGTGCCTTCAATCATGACATACACTTCTTCGTCAAAGAAGCGTTTGCACTGGTCTGCGGTCAAGTACGTTTCGGCGGGATGTGCACGTAAATGTTCAACGTCCTCGGTTGGATGGTGGCGGATCACGGAATTGTATGCGATAGCGGTGCGGTTTGTACAGGTCTGGTCATCATCGGTGTGGTAGATATCTTGACATTGTAACCAAATTTCCATGGAGCGGCGTTGCACCATGCTCATTTGCCTTTCAGTTCTGAACACGTGGAACAACGTGGTCATGGCAAAATGTGCATTGTGGATGCGACGGGTGCTAGCAATATTGGTGGTGAAATGGTATTCGCCTGCAGCGTTGTAAATGTCTAGATCACGGAGCGACGCTAACGGGCCTGCCACAGTCACAGGATCATTGTGATTGACTTGGGGCTGGCAACAGAAGTACACGCCATCGCGGTCACGGCCAGTACGTCCAGCTTCTTGGATACGCGCAGACACACTGCTAGGGCCAGCTTGAACGGTGCCGTAATGGGAAACGATCTCTCGACCACTACTTATGACACAACTGATACCCTTGATAGTGACGCCAGCGCGGCCCATTTGTGTGATCACGATGTGCCCTTCAGGCGGAACGGTACGACTGCTGCTGCTCACTTTGTTGATACTGAAGCCGGGGCCATATGTGATTGCTCGTTGACGAATTGAGTTGACTATAATATCACATTGCCGCTCGGACGGTTCAATGATCAGGATTCGATGGGTCACGCCTTGTTCTTGTGCATTGCGGGATGTCATCACGTCATGAAAGACATCAATGGGGTTATGCCCGTCCAATACGAACTGACGTATCTGATGCTTGCGGGGAATTGGCGCCACGTAGGTTGGAAACACCTCCTTTGTTAGGGCTAGACGCGGGGTGGCAGTTGAGATCACACGGTAAAATCCTTCGGCCTTTACATGATGATCGATCCATAGCTGTTCTGGCGACTGGAAATGGAACTCGTCGAACTGGAATACGACGTTATCTGGATGGTAAGTGTTCAACACATCACAGATCGTGCTCCAAATGGCTTGTGCATATCCGTAGGTCATCAAGAAGACACCCTCACGATCCACGGGGAACGGATGGGTCTTGTTGCACTTCATGCCTGTTTTGAGAGTGGTTTCGGTCCAAAGGATACGTGTGGGCACTAGAATGAAGTGATATCGAACATACACTCCACTCAGGGCACTGTGTCGGTTCCGAACACTCGTGGGCGGGAAGTGATACGTCTTGCCAGATCCGGTGGGGGCGTCTAAAACAATGGCGCGGCCCGGGGACTCACGTAGCTGGAGATATAGCTGGGTGGTCACGGTGTCCCATGTGTCAGAAGAGAGCGTCTGTTCACTAGTGGCGTGTTCGCGGGAGTCATCCTGGTTACTAGTGGCAAATCCGGTGATGAAGTTGACAGCCTTCGCTATCATCTCGAGTGCTCCTCCGGTGTCCAGTTGCAGGAACGGCAACAGGTCGGGCAGTGTCACGGACATGGGGATCATACTCAACACGTGGGCTGCTAGCATCTTGTACGGACCATATTGGTCTTTGGGTACGAGATTGCTTATGGTTGCATTCCCCGTGCCTTTATCCAGCCAGTATGCATAACTCAGCCAACTGAACAAACGGCGTAGGCCAGCGTAGTAGAGATCCATCAATAGCATGGGCAATGCTAGGAAGCCTGCAGGAAGCACAGAACTCGCGGTGGAAATACCAGCGTAGAGCAGTGACAGAAGGGTCATACGGAATCGCCACTTGATCGCCTGTTCGCGCACAAGGGTGACCGGATCATCAGCGTCAAAGATTTGTTGTTGACATCTTGGCATAAAACCAAGACAGAATCCTTGAATGTCCGTCGTGCCGAAGAAAGGTGATTGACGAGCCAGGGCAACCATATCAGACATCTCTATCATGGGAGTGACGTCGGGGTCGCGTTCTAGCAGCCGTTCGGCGTGGCGCCAGAAAATGAAATGTTCTACCTGGTACGTAGGCTTCCACCCTCTAGGAATGCTGGGCAGCGAGTAGATTTCGAAATCCGGCAGGTCCCAGAACTCGGGGTCAATGGCGTTGACAGTGCGCATGATACTTCGCACATTGCGATCCATATTGTACGCAGTGATATTGGCAGCGTCCAGTATGGCGGTAAGGCGAGTGGTCAGTCCTTTCTTGGATCCGTCGGCAGGAAGTGCAGCGTACCATTGGTGCATCACCTTGCGGTAATCTGGCAGCTTGAGCGCCTTGCGTGAACGTATGATGGCGGCAATCTTCTCATTGCGAATTGAGTTTAGATAGAACTCGTATTCTGCGGCGAGGAAGGCGTAGACGTCTGGCTGATGAGCGCACAGACTGGCGTACCCTATAATCCGTTCAAGCATATAGCTGATACGAATCAAGGGCCGCGGGTCTTTTGCCTTCTTCACATGAAAAGCATCCTGCTTGAGATTGAGGTAACGCATCAGGAGAGTATCGCGGTTATGCAACACTTTGTACTTGATTCCTGTCATGTCTATTCCCAGTAGTTCCATCTCCCTGACTTCATCGGGGGTCATCGCATATCCTGTCTTGCTAAGGAATTCCACGCCTGTGACATCAGTGCCGGCACCTTCGAAGCGGAAATCGACTCCGGTGGTGAGTTTGGCCTCACGGATGAAAGAGTCTTTGTCGATCTCACGATTGGTGTGCAGGAAATTGTCATCACCAACGTTTTCCAGTGCCATGTTCTCGAGGACTTCCTTGTAGGGCATGTTCCATGTACGAGCTAGGACGATCAGCATGCATGCGAATAGGGTGACAGTGTTGTTCTCCGTCACTGATGCATCGCCAGTTTTCATCCCTCCATGTTTCTCGCGCCAGCGTAAAGGATCAGCGGGGTCAGCAACTAGATTCATGAGCCAAGAGTGCACTTGATCTTCATAGTTGGCGTCCAGGGCCCGGTGAATCTCATCGCGATCAGGATGCCAGTCGAAACCTTTCTTGCGGATTTCGTAGACCACTCTGACTGCTTCTTTCATGACTGAAGCGTCGAATGCCGTGCCATCGAGTGAATAGTGGAACTTCCAATGAGCTGCCTCCACATAGAGCTTGTTGAATGCTCGGCCTGTCATGGGCATACCTGGCTTACCGGGGGCCGACCATGGATCACGACGATCGTTCATGTCACCATGGAGGAATCGTTCCCGTGCTTGTACCATCACTGGAATGCCGAGGATCGTGCGGATCTTCTTGGGATCACCACCCCATGCTGGGTCGATCTTGTTTCGCTTGACAACTTGTGATTTAGGGAAGACGTGCGACACGGTGGGATACAACTCATCAAAAGTCACGGTGTTGATGCCAGCATAGATCAGGGGATCGAGCAGGTGTAAGCGCTTGAGCTTCGCTTTGCTGACACCTTGCTCAAAGCCGATGCCAGGGCTGGACTTGAGATTCTTGATGATTTTGCGTGTGCCAGAGAGCAGATTCTGATGTGCATACAGCTCAGGGTTTCGCCAAAAGATGACGTCAGCGACTTCTTTAGGGTCAAAGAGGCCATGGGCTTCGAATCGCTCAGCGTAACGCGCAAGACTTGCATCTACGTTTCGGGCGTCAGCGAACATGACGTTGTCAATCCCATCGGGTACATCCTTGGTAACGGCAGGGCTCTTGAACTTGGCGGCGAGTGCATATGCTTGCTTCTCGTCAAAAGCCATCCGATCAAAACTGTCCGGAAAGTCAAAGTAAGGAGACTTGTCTTTCATGGCGGCCAGATGGTTGTCGATGTAGGGATTCCGATTGAACGTGCGAACGATGTCCATTCGGTGTCGAACGGTCTTCACCTCCTCACCAACTGCGTCGGCAATAAGGCGGGCGTGCCACATGAGAGCGTCCTCGGCAGGTGTCCAAACGAAGCGTTGCTTGCCAGTAACAGGCATGCGTATGCGGCAACGGCTCAGCGGGGTCTTGTTCACGAATGGTTTGATCATGAAGGCCCATGCAGGCTTGGACTTGCGACGTGTACGTTGGCCAATGGACTCGGAAGCAGCCAGCAGGTGGTGATGCAGGAACTCGGCCTTGGTGCGCAGGGTCGGCATGGAGTATGCTTTGGCAACGATCATCAGCAATTGATTGATGCGTGCGTGAATGAGCTCAGCACGCAACAATGGGACATCACAGAGAGCTATGGCATGTGCACGACCATAGTCACCGACAGCATGTGCAATCTCTCCAATATGAGTGGCGATCTTCCGAAGTGTACGCAATGCATCCACGAGTCCGCTTGATTCGCAATAGTCTAGGTAACGCAACTGCAAATCGTCCGCGATCCGGGACAAGATAGGTCCTGGATGGGACTCCACATCGCCATCTGAGGTAAGATCTCGTACCCATTGTGAACATCGGGACCAGAAGGATGGAGCCATTGTATGCGTTATCGTGGTCTCTTGAATGATCTGTCTGCGGACGCTGAGGCAAGGGCCAATAAGCAACTCCCAGTTCTCCGTGTTCAGGCGCATTGGGGCCAAGGGGCGTAAGGCATCAAACAGTGCTTCCACGTGAAAGGGCTCATGTGCTAGCATCTCTGCGAACGGTGTGGCAGGTGTAGGGATGACCTCGTCCACATCATCAGCCCAGTCGCTTCTAGGCAAACTGAACTGCATATGCAAGGGCGGCATATCCCACATGAACATCAAGCTTGGAATGATATCACTGGGCACTGGAAGCGGACGGACGCAAGGACGACGATTGGCATTCCACGGTGAAGCTGCATCTCTGTGAGCGGCGTACCACATGAACCCAGTGAATGTGCTGAGCTCGCGGATGAACGGCCGCGTAATGGCACCAGGATCTCGGAACAAGGAGGTGCCGTCAACAGGTGTTGAAGGCGCTACATCATCAGAACGCATGAACTCGAAGTCAATGTATGGAGCATCATCAACTGAGAAGAATCGGCGGACGCGTTTGCCCACTTTGGTCAGACGGGTGCACAACGCAGTGGCAAAAGTGCTCTCGACGGATGTCATGGAAACAGGAGGTTCGTACTGCGGTGAAGGGACACTCCAACCATGTAATGTGGTCTTGTCCAATGGATTGGGTTCATCGTCCGGCAAAGGATCGATAGCTAGACCTGCATATCGATTAGGGTGGATGATCCGGTTACACACGGCCTTAGCGGCATCGCAGGCTTGTTGCTTGACAGCCTTGCTTTCTTCACGGAACTGTGAAGCAGCGCGGCGCAACTTCCAAAGGAAACTACCGGGGTATGTAAGAATACCTGTGAACTCGGCAGCAAGACGCTTAGGGTTGGCTCCGGCGGCAAAAGCAGTCTTCGCATTGGCGATACGACTACTTAACGATGGCGTGATCTCACCATGGCCTTTCCGGCGCGCCGCAGCAATCCCTGTGAACCGCTCTTGACATTGGCGATTCACAGTGGTGATGTAATCCTTGGCTTCGCGGAGCTTGGTCTTGGCTTGGCGCATTGACGAATCAGAAACGGTTTTCACACGTGACATGAACTGGGTCCAAGAGGACGGTGGTGCACAACGTAATGAGGCTTGACGGCACTTCAGGTCAAACTGGAAATTGGGGTCTTCGGGCTTCAACGGTGCAGTGAAACGCGGAGTCAGGGAAATCGGTGTACGGCGAGGAGCTGCAGCTCCACAACCCAGGAGGGAAGCTCTAGGTTTTAAACCTCTCGCTTTTTCTCGTACCATCCGATAACCGTGAGAGACCTTGCCCTTCCATGTATTAGGTTTAACCGGCATTGACATTGGCTCAGTGCGGGGGAAAGCTGTGGTAGGTGGTTTGTGTGGTTTTGGTTCGTTGCGAACCGGGGTCATTGGGCGGCGCGCCGGACGGTATTGTGACACCCTTAGAGTGTCGTCCAGCGGCATGCCATGAGCGGTGATATCCTCCTCCGTCAGCAGTGGGCTGATAGGAGGTTGTTTCCACGTGCTAGTAAAG